GTATTTCATTAGTCTTGTTATACATGTTTTCGTGATAACGTTTTGTAAATCCTTTCGTAAGACGTCCATTTTCGATGGTATCGGTCTTTATGTCTTCCCACAAAGACAAACGCGTTTCCAAAAATTCGATGAAATCGTTTGAGTTTGCATTAGACTTATACCTAACACGTTCGGTATTCATAGCTTTTTCAATAGCTTTAGCCTTGTTATCAGAAAATAACTTCTCCCGCTCTTCGTACGAACGACGTGTAGTTGTTACCTCTTTAGATTTTTTGGTACTCATATATTGAGTAACTACTATATTCTTTATACACAATTATGGAAAAGATGTGGCGAATTTTCTCGCTTCTTTATCAACGTATTCGTTATTAACATCTCCGTTATGAGCTTTTACCCATATCCATTGAACTTTGTCAAATTGTCGCTCTAAATCACATAACTGTATCCACAAGTCCTTATTTTTGACAGGAGTACCCGACGCGGTTTTCCAACCGTTCGTTTTCCAATTTTTTACCCAATGTTTCATACCATTTTTAACATAATTACTATCAGTATGTACGGATACTTCTTTTATTAGATGTTTTAAAGACTCACGTAAACCTTCTATGACAGCTTTCATTTCCATTATATTATTCGTAGTGAACGGATCTCCACCACTTATATCGAATAAATGTAAACATCTCGCAGCCCATCCACCTTTACCGGGGTTTCCCAAACAACTACCATCTGTGTAGAGTAGATGCATGTTATATATAAAAATTATATTTTTATATATAATTATAGGACAGTCGCGATCATGAATACAGTCCGCCCGCAGATGTTCCAAAAGAAATGTACAAAAATACCCAGACCAATAATTCGTGATTTAAAAAAGATACATGAATTGTCGTCTAAAAAGTCTTGGGAATATGCGGGCGCTGTAAAATGTAAAATAGGACCAACATCTGTAAAATTTGAAAAACCTTCCTTTGTTACCTCCAGAGACAGGAGACGAGTAAATTTAGAAGAAATAAACACTGTATGGCCTTCACTCGTAACGTATCACACACACCCACATATACTCGCAGTGCCATTAAAAAATAGTGTTAACAAAGACATATTCGCAACACTCCCGAGTAACGCAGATTTTGAAGTTTGTATTTTAGGATTTCCACAAATACAAACTAATATAATTTGTGATAGTCATGGATATTACATAATAGATATGATAGATGCCGCGGAAAGGAATAAATCACCGTTACCAGCTGGTGCGAAAAGAACCATGATCGATTTTAGACAGAGACCCGAAATACAAAATTGTGTTTTCAGTGAAAGTGGATTAGAGTATTATAAGACAACCTTAAAAGAATGGAAACGATTTATAAATAAAGAACTTAACGCTTATTTTAGAAAGGTGATGGGAATAACAATTCGATACTACAGTTACGATGATGAACCACCTTACATATGTTTCGATATAGATCAAATTATAAATACGAAATAAAGTGTCCGACCGGATTTCATTTTTAAAAATTGTGTGATTTCAATTTTTAAAAATGAAGAATTAATTAATTTTTAATAGCAAATACAAATTTGATTTGTATGCTTAGTTAGAGAAGGCAAGACCACCCATACCGGACTGGATGCGGAGAACGTTGTAGTTAACCGCGAACATGTTGAGGTTGGTAGCGGTATCGTTAGTGCCGGTGGTAACAATAGAAACCTGGGCGTTGTCTATACGAGAAAAATTGCACGTCCCGGTCGGTTGATGCTCCTCGGGCTTAAGGGCAAACGAGTAAGAGTAAATACCGGGCATAGGGGAGCCAGTGTGGTGCTGGTAGGGCTGGACCTGGTTGAAATACTTGCCGGACTGCTCCTTGAACCTGTCCTGACCGTTGAGAACAAGCTTCATGGTAGCGACAGTGCCGACGGTCTCCTCAGATAACTTCTCGGTGGAAAGACCGGGAGAGTAGAGAGGGGTACCGACCTGGGAAATGGGTACGTAGCAGTTAGACTCGGCAGCGGCAGCGGCAGGGTCGGACTCGAGAACGATCTCGGTGTCGGCAGCCTTATGCGTGAAGTTCCAAAGACCCTGCTGGTCGTCGTTCTCACTGAGAGCCCATACAAGCTCCTTGACGGGGTGATTGTAAGAAAGGCGGACCTGCTTGGAGCCACCAGCGGCGGTGACGGAATCAACACCGGTGTGCTGAACCTGCTCAATGAGGTACTCGTGACCCTTCTGGGCAAAACGCCTACGCTCCTCAGTGTCGAGGTAGATGTAATTGGCGTATACCTTGAAAGTAGAGTTATCAAGGTGAGTAGAGAACTGGTCAGTTAAATCGAAATCCAGCCTGACTTCATGATACTGCAGAGCAATTAGTGGGAGGGCAAGTCCAGGATTGCGGTTAAAGAAGAAAATAAGAGGAAGGAAAACCTGCTTATCGGCACCCGCGGTAGTCATCTTACCCCACGCAGCCTTCTTACCCTCATCGAGGTAAAGCTCGGAGTAAAGACGCCACCACTTCTGGTAGCATTTATCAATGCGCTGTCCACCCACGGATAATTCTACGTCCTTGATCGCGCGCTCAGCGATCCAGCAAGCATCGGCACCCGATCCACCGGTAGAGGTAGCGACGGTAGACGCGTGAGTCTTGAGTTCGACATACATGTCGCCTACAAGGTCACCGTTACGCGCGATGGTAACAGATACGCGACCGGAGTTGGCGGGCGTACCGTTAACGGTCTGCTCGATGTTCTCCATAGCGAAGTTAGTGTGACGGCGGTAAACCGCCTGGAAGAAAGTAACCTTAGGGTTACCAGTCAGATAAACGTCCTGTGCGCCGTAGGCGACTAATTGCATTAAACCGCCCGCCATTTTTGTGTGTGTTGTACTATACACCAAGAAAATAATTTCGGGTAAAGTGCGAAAAAATCGTACTGATTTTTCCTGAGCATAAATAAATGTCCGATACAGAATCCGAAACGCAATCTGAGGAGGTCCGCGAAGAAGAGCCTCTCATGTCTATTGATGATGAAAGTTCCGTCGAGGATCCCGAGGAAATTGAACTCGACGAATTCGACCAAGATGATTTTATCTCTACCGAATCACTCTTGGCATCGACCCTCATGACGGATGACGGTGATACCGTATGCACGGCCCTGGTAAGTATAGCAAAACAACTTGAGATTCAAAATAAAATTTTGGTAAAACTTTTAACAAATCTCCAAAAATAATCGGGCTTAGAAAAATGAAACCCTATAATATAAAATGTCAGAGGCCACTCATTTCTTGAGTGAGTCGGCTGACAGAGATGGGGCAAACGACGCCATGTGGACGAATCAGATACAAACATATGAACGTGAAGAAGTGACTAACTTCTTGAAGCAATTAGAAAGCATGTGGAAAATAAATGAGCGCGACAATGAATACTTATCCTTCAGGCTGGGATATGACAACTTCTTCAATCTCGACGAATTAAACGAAGACGGTATACCTAAATCTACTGACATAGAACGTATATCGGCAAAATACATGCGAATGAGAGATCGTTTATGCGAACTCTATCATCGTGCTGACAGTTTAAATATGTTATCCGAGGAAAATGAAGAAGATTTACAATTATCCGTACGCATCAATCGTCTGATAGATCAGGTCGATGATTCCTGGCAAATTGTATTCAGGGGGGCTCGCATTTACGACAGAGTAAATAATCCTACATACGTTCCTATTAATCCCGAATCTGATCCGTCTATATACAGAGTTTCAACTATCCAAAAGGTGGAGGAGCTTTCACAGTATCAACAGGCTATATTACAGTGTCTGAAACACTTATATGAACATAATATTAAGAGATATAAGGGTAACTGCTGTGAAGAGATCAAAACTTCCACTGGATGTTCTACACGTGCGTGGAAAACAACGAAAAGCGTCGCTGACTTCGTATATAGCGTGGGCAGGAAAGAGACGTGGTTTGAATTATGGAAGAATCTTACCTCGGGTGGCATTACACAGCGCCATGTCATTAATCACCTGACTAATGTTTTCGATATGCAATTCGAAGATGTGAATAAGGATCGACACGTGTGGTCGTTTAATAACGGTATTTTCATAGGATGTATCGATTTGGAACGAGATAAGTCTAAGCCACAGACTAAACCGGTTAAGTGTGCGTTCTATGACTATGAATCGCCTGAGTTTAAGAGTTTAGATCAGACTATCGTGAGTTGTAAGTATTTCGACCAGGAGTTCGTGAACTATGATCATATCGATAACTGGTACGATGTGCCCACACCACACTTTCAATCCATCCTGGACTATCAGAAGTTTGACGATGAAGTGTGTAAGTGGATATACGTTATGGGAGGAAGGTTGTGCTACGATGTAAATGAAATAGATCGCTGGCAAATTATCCCTTTCCTAAAAGGTGTGGCGCGTTCCGGTAAATCTACACTCATTACCAAAGTATTTCGTAAATTCTATTGTTCTGATGATGTGAGTACACTTTCAAACAACGTTGAAAGGAAGTTCGGTTTATCGGCAATCTGCAACGCGTTCATGTTTATAGCACCTGAGGTTAAGAATGACTTGGCACTCGAACAGGCTGAATTTCAATCTATTGTGAGTGGTGAAGATGTATCTATAGCCGTCAAACATGAAAAGGCGAAGTCTATGGTGTGGACCACACCTGGTATTCTCGGTGGAAACGAAGTTCCACAGTGGAAGGATAATTCAGGAAGTATTTTGCGTCGTATTCTCACAGTCAACTTTGGTAAACAGGTGAAGAATGCCGATACAAGACTCGATGATAAACTCGAACAAGAGCTTCCGGTCATCCTACAGAAGTGTGTTAGAGCCTATCTTGATTACAGTCAAAAGCATAAGGCTGTGGATATATGGAACGTCGTGCCCGAGTACTTCAAGAACGTACAAAAGCAAGTTGCCATTGTTGCGAGTACTCTCGAGAACTTCCTACAGTCGCCAAAGGTCTTCTTCGACGAAAAGGCGTATTGTCCCAAGTCTGTATTCGTTTCGAAGTTCAACGAGTACTGTAATCTTAATAACCTTGGTAAGCCGCGATTTACGTATGACTTCTACGCGGGTCCTTTCGGGCAGCGTGAAATTTCGGTCAAGCGAGATGAACTCAAGTATGATGACGGTGATGGTATGAAACATCTCGACGCACAAGAGTTTATCTTTGGTATCGATATCACGAAGGAAAAAACTGGTATACACTTGGGCAATGATCATTAAAAATATTTACATACATCAGAACAAACCATGGGCCTTTTCAATGAGTTTGAAAATACTAACAATAACAATAACAATAATAGATCAATTGAAAATAGAATAAATCAAAAGGAATATCTCAATAACAACGAAAAAAATTTATTAAAGACCAATCATAAACTGGGTAGAAACGCGTTAAAACGCGCTAACCTCATGGTCGAAGAAAAATTGAGAACTAAAAATTTATCAAAATTAGACGTCACACCTTTACAGTTGGGATTTTTTAACTCTTTAATTAACGGTGATTTCAACTCTCGCACGAAACGTATAGATTTGGTGCATATTTTTAACAAATCTCCACATGCACGAAGGCGTGTATTGGACGCAAATTTTGATATCGAGATTTCGAGTATAAAGTTGTATTACGGCCGCATGAAGGTGGGTGCTGAACACGCTTTAACTGGAAAGTTTGGAAATCTTAAAAACAATGTAAACTACACGTATGCTCAGATATCCGGTCGCATATTTTCAAACGGCACCGAACCACGTGGAATCACATTTAAGATTTACAATACCGGTAAAATACATTTTTCAGGTGGTATTCTCAATAACGACATTTCTCAACCGGCCAAAATACGTAAATACATAGTTGATAACTACACAAAAAAGGAACAATTTTTATATAATCCTATTAAGTACAACAACACGGTAGGAACCTTTAAGATAAATGGATCTATAAATTTATCCAAAGTTTCGTATGCATTAAGAAAATCTGGAAAAACAGAGTACGAACCAGAACTTCGTGCCGCGCTAAAGATGAAATATCTAGGATACTCTTTCCAACTGTTTACGTCGGGTAATATTCAGATACTAGGAATAAACTCTCTCAGTGACATGAACCTGGCTTATAATGCGGGAGTCGCTTTATCTCAAGAATTATACATCATGGGTTTTGTGTCTCCTAAAACAACAGCTCTTAAGCTACCCGCGGTTAAGAAGCGAAGTAAGGAAGCGGTCACTACGGACAAATCTCTATCTAATATAGGATATAACATACGCAATACCGTAAAAGAACCGAAAAAGACCTCCAAAAAATTCTCCAACGATCACAGAATCAAGGTGGGTAAGAAGGTGTGTAGTAGTTATCCAAAGCAGGAGTTGGTTGCGGTAGCTAAAAAGATTGGGGTGGTAGATATTAAATCTACTACGACGAGGGAGCAAATATGTCAAAAAATACGAGATCGCGTGTTTGGTAACTTTAAAGTAAAAAACAAACCGTGCCTCGCATACACGAAGGCGCAACTTGTCCCTATAGCTGTAGCGAAGGGTATTTCTGTATCCGACAATGACACCGTTGACGTTATTTGTAGAAAGTTAAACATCACTCCACCCAAGGCTCCGACAAAGAAAAATATTAAACAGAAAAAGAAGCAAAATAACAAGATTGTCAAAAATAAACAAACCCTAGAAAAGCGACGATTAACGAATAAAGCTATCAAAGAAGACCTCATTAAATTGTACGGTAAAAGATGGATGACAAAGTATAAAAACGTGATGCCATCTATCAACAATGATGTTGGTGAAATCAAAAAACTTATAAATTCGTTAAGTCTAAAGAAGAATAAATCCGGTATCCCATTAAAGATGCAAGTTAACGAATTAAAGAAAAATACTGTACAAACGTGGAAAATGAACCGAATGAGGAAATTGGATAATAAACTTAACGCGTTGAACAACAATTTCGCTAAGAATTTAGAAAAGGGTATGAATGTCGCTTCGCCCAAAAATAAGAACAATAACAAAAACAAGAAGACACGATTCCCCAAGGGTACGGTAGTTGAACAGCTTTAAAAGATAGAGCTTAGTATATATAAATGGATGATCCAAGAGAACTACTCTTAGATCATACCAAAACACACCGAAAAGGATTCCATGTGGACGAAGGTCCGTCTACATGGATACCAAATATAAAAGAAAATATATGCGAACTTATGATTAACGTTATTTGTGACTATATACGCGAAGAAAGAGATGAACGATCTTTGGGTATGGGACGTTTAGAAATGAAGTATATATGTACCGAAGATTTTGTTGAATCTGAAGATGCAGAAAAATGGATTAAAATGAATCCACAAACAGATGACACGGGGCTAATAATGTATATCTACGATAACGTTAGATATATGACGATGGGTATTCATAGACGTTCATTACTTTACTTAATTAACATGTTATACTTCTATTTATGAGTTTGTTGGGCTCCGCAACCTGTTTGAGATGTATGGTATGGTACGAAAAATCGTACGCTAAAAACATATCCTTTATCGTATCAGATAAAGTGAACGCCTCGTGTTCGTGGGATACACCCGTACACACGGATGTTTTTTCCAGTTTAAGCAAACGATCTTCTAACATTACGAAGTTTTTGATACTGTCGAGTGTTATCTTCGGATCTTTACTCATTATGTCAAACATACGCTTAGACTGCCCCCCAGACACATGAAAATACTGTGATTTATATCGCAACACACTCACCTCTTGGCTGTATGTGTTCCACGTAGTAAATGACAGAAATATTAATATTGCCAATATAACGATTAACATCTATTACTAGTCAACAAATTAAATACATCCCTGATCTTATACAGAATCTTAAACAAGTCGTCCTTAGTTTGTACCTGTTTTGAGTCTACAATTTCAAATTCCACCTGATACGTACATATATCCTCGGCGTCCATGTCGGTGATGTCGCCGGTACATGTGGTTATATCGATGGATAGATTTTTACGAACGTACGACAGTCTCGCTTTATTTCTTTTCTTGTCCATTTCACGTTCGATTTCTTCGGTAACCGGGACCTCCTTTGCCACACTTACACGCAGATCATACGGAGCTGAATCAATAGCCTTAAAATCCTTCTTAAACACGCGCTCCTTTCGGATGATAGTTTCATCTCCGGTATTCTCGTCTACTGTAATTCGCATATTATCACGTTCCCTGTAAAAGACTTCTTCGTGGGTTTGAATAACCTGTTCCCATCCGTCATATTTTTGAAATCCTTTTAGTAGTTTAACGTGAGTATCTCTACCCAAGTTAGTGTCAAAAAAGGTTCCATTGAACTTTCCTAATCGTATCTCGACTTCAATGTGATCGTCGTCACGGATCTTTTCAAACTCGGGATAAATATCGTCACAAAGTTTATGAACGTTCATAGTATCAATATTAAAATGTTCTAAATCTCTAAGCTACTTAGGTTCATTAATCAACTTCTTCTATATTGGGACCCACCGGTTGCTCCTCCTTTTCAGATCCTCCCGCAGCTAAAATGGGATCAACCGCCTCCCTGAATTCCTTTTGTTGATGCGCAATCTCGTCAAGTTCCGCGGAACGATTATTATCTATCCAAGCTATAGCTTCGTTTACCTTTTCTTCTACGAGCGCTTTATTATCATCACTGAGTTTATCAGTCATACTCTTAACACCGAAGACACTGGCTTCAAAATTATTAATAGCTTCAACCTTTTGTCTATACTTCTCATCTTCATCCTTATACTTTTCAGCATCATTTACCATACGTTCAATATCATCCTTTGAAAGGCGACCTTTATCATTGGTGATGACGATTTTCTCAGTCTTACCAGACGCTTTATCCTCTGCGGTAACGTTTAGAATTCCATTCGCGTCGATGTCAAACGCTACGTTAATCTGGGGAACTCCACGAGGTGCCGAGGGGATACCACCCAAGTCAAACTTACCGAGTAAATGATTATCCTGGGCGCGAGCCCGTTCACCTTCATACACCTGAATGCTGACAGATGGTTGGTTATCCGAATAAGTAGAAAATATCTGCTCCTTTTTGGTAGGGATAGTAGTGTTTCTATCGACAATTTTAGTCATGACACCGCCCGCAGTTTCTAGACCAAGTGAAACGGGTGTAACGTCCAAGAGCAAAAGATCCTGAACATTACTATTATCGACACCTGACAGGATAGCCGCTTGTACAGCCGCACCGTACGCTACAGCCTCATCCGGATTGATAGATTTATTCAACTCTCGACCGTTAAAAAAGTCAGAAAGCATCTGTTGAATTTTGGGGATACGTGTGGACCCACCCACGAGTACTATCTCGTCAATCTTTGATTTATCTATTTTCGAATCCCGAAGAACCTGCTCCACGGGTTGCATACACTTTCGGAAAAGATCCGAGTTTAGTTCTTCAAAGCGAGCTCGTGTGATTGTAGTATAAAAGTCAATACCTTCAAATAGAGAATCTATTTCAATCGCTGTCTGCGCCGTAGAAGAAAGAGTACGTTTCGCACGCTCACACGCAGTACGGAGACGTCGAAGGGCTTTTGGGCTAGTAGATACGTCCTTCTTATGCTTTCGCTTAAACTCTTCCAAAAAGTGACGAAGAAGTCTCGCATCAAAATCCTCTCCACCTAGATGTGTATCTCCGGCCGTAGCCTTGACCTCGAAAATACCATCTTCTATATTAAGGACAGAAACGTCGAACGTGCCACCTCCAAGGTCAAAAATGAGAACATTTGTATCATCTGTCTTATTCTTATCAAGACCGTAAGCAATAGCAGCTGCGGTAGGTTCATTAATAATACGGAGACAGTTTAGACCAGCGATCGTCATAGCATCTTTGGTAGCTTGACGCTGGGAATCATTAAAATACGCAGGAACGGTTACGACTGCATCCTTAACAGTAGTTCCCATATACATCTCGGCAACCTCTTTCATTTTGAGTAAAACCATAGAAGAGATTTCTTCGGGTTCGAAACGCTTTTTTTCACCCTTAAAATCAACCTCGATCGTAGGTTTATCAGCTTCACCCGATACAACTTTAAACGACCAATCCTTAATATCTTGCTGAACCTTAGAATCAGAAAACTTACGACCTATGAGACGCTTCGCGTCAAACACCGTGTTAACGGGATTCATCGCGGTTTGATTTTTTGCAGCGTCACCTATCAGACGTTCTCCGTCGGTAAACGCTACATAAGAAGGGGTCGTTCTATTACCCTGATCGTTCGCTATAATTTCCACGCGGTCACTTTGCCATACACCTACACACGAGTACGTTGTTCCTAAATCGATACCAATTGCTTGAGACATTTATACATTGTATGCTACTCAAATCTCTAATTAAAGTTATATAATCATATAACATAAATGCATGGCTTCTACAATAACGGAAACACATGTTACTTTAACAGTGCTATACAGTTACTGTTACGTATTCATGAACTATCTTCCCATATTCTAAAAACGGATTACACGGGTGATTGTGAGTTTACGATTAAATATAAAGAACTCATAAAAATTTATTTTCAAAATGAAAATTTTTTAAAAATAAATATAGAACCTTTACTTGAATCTTTTCAAAAAGTATTTCCGAGATTTAAATCCCTATACCCACACGACGCACAAGATGCTTTATTCTGTGTAATAGATATATTAGAGAAATCATATCCACGATTGAAATCTTTGGTATATGGAAAACGAACACAGTTAACCATATGTCCATCAAGTACAAAAACTATGGTAGAACCGTTTAGTTTTTTAATTTTGAACGGGGATAAACCTACCGTAGGAGAAATGGTAACATCTTCGGAAAAATGGCATACGCTCGATGACTACGAAGATGACGATGGAATAAAACATAATGTTGCAACTACGAAAACGTATATATCAGAATATCCGAAGGTATTGTTCGTGTCGTTCGATAAAAAAGTAAATGTAAACGTAAACGATTTTGATAACTATGAATTATGTGCAAGCATATTACACTATGGAAATCAAAGAGGTGGACATTACGTATCTATGGTTAAATTAAAAGACTGGTATCAACAAGATGATGATACTATTACTAAAATGGAACTCCCTTCAACAGATTCTCATCACGTGCTTATGTACATCGCAAAAAATCCTCCATCTTGATATCTTCCTTAATATTAACTAACGTGCGGTAAAACGTTCTGCGACCATTAGGAAAAGTTTTATCATGGCGTCTTAGTATAGGTTTCCACCACATGGGAGAGTCGTTAAACATATATTGACACTCGATTATAGCATCTTCTTCGATCCAAGGTATATCAGCGACCCATTCATCACGAATCTCGGATTCGAAAATAAGTTTTCCCTTTTCTTGTACGTACAATCTCCACAAATCCCCCTTACGTTTAAATTGGAAATCGATGGTATTTTTATCTCGAGGCTTCCATTTAAACATAGTCTCATGCGTTCCAATCTTTACAGGGTCATTCACAGGTGTAAACACGAGTCCATCAATTTTTTGTGTGACCGTGGGTAAATACGTATTCATAAACTCTCCAAAATCAGGGAGTGCGTGAAATTTTTTTATAGCAAATTTTATGGGGTCATTTTTCAAAACAGTTAACATTTTTTTGATATGTTCGATGCGTTCCAATCGCTGCAGAAAATCCATTTTTCCAATATTTTCCCCTTTTGAGACTAAACAATCATACACCATAAACATATTTTCGTACAATTCCCCTTCTAAGATCGTACCGTCATAAATAGGTTTTCTGAAATTTAGAGGGCACCCGAACATTTCCATGGCGCGATTGACCAACACACAAACCTTTCTACCTTCATACATGAAAGCCAGTAACATAAATCTGAGGCCATCTGTTTTCTCACAGACAACGTATTGGTTAGAAGCCAAAGTATTGAAATGTTTAAATTCAATTGACACGGGTTGACTTCCCGGGAAAAAACCCTTCACACCCCAATGCCTTTCCATGAACGAAATCGCGTATGTGTAAAGAGGGTCATTTTTCTTTACATATAGACGTTGCATTATATCTAATGTTTTAGGGTTAATCTTTAATTAGCTTTAACTCCGGCAGAATTTACTATGTTACCGAAACACTCGTGGGTGTAAGTCGATGTAACTTGAGCAGCTGTGAACGCCACAATCTTCACTCCGTATTCCTTAAATCTTGAAAACATCACATCCATCTTAGGTTGAATTTTCGTTGTTCCGGTTCGATTATCTCGAATCTTTTTGATAATTTGTTTACACATTAGACACCATGTACCTGACGACGTATTTATAACCCTGTATACATCATCAGCAATTTTCATATCAACTTCAGTATCGAAGTGAAGACCCATCTGATGAACAGGTTCTTGCGATTTTTCCAATGTCTTCTTCTTGAACATATCCCAATCGATACCTTCCTTTACACCTGGAAAGACGACAACACCGTATGTGTCGTTAGGTTTCAATACCATATCTAATGAATTATCATCCAAGGATTTTCCAAAATCAATAAACAATAATCGATCGGAAGTTTTTAGATTTTTATGTATAACTTCAGCCTTTTCAAATGGGTCATCTTTTACAAATACAATTTGATTTGCGACGTTATTTTGTACGCATCGTATATTCATACGAAGAATAGTGTGTAGAGATTTAACATGACACGCGTTTGATCGAGTAACAACAATGGTCGACAACTTCATAACAGTAGTACTGATCTAAACCTTAAGCCTTTCATTTAAGCAACCTACGAAAGGTAGATTACCCACATGACCTAATGTTGTGTTGACATCGGCAAATATTTTACCACCCATCTGCTGCCAACGCCTGCAAAAGGCGTAATCTTCAGACAAATACCGTTTGCTATCAGGGTCAATCATACAATCAAATATAGCGCAATATTCATCAAAATCACGGTTTTGGTGGTCATTCTTACACTGAAGTGTTGGTTTATAGTGTTCGCACATACGTTCCATAGCATCACGAGTGATAACCATAAAACCGGTAGGACCATCTAATACTTCAACAAATCCATCTACAACACTTCTCTTAGACGCACCTATATTTACAACCAAGCTCGAAGACAATAATCCCATATTCCGTGTATCACCCTCCTCTACACTTTTCTTTACATTATCCCACATGACAACCTTTTTAGGATATACGGCTACAGAAACGTCGTGATCAGATTTAACGAGACGTACAACTGATGCAGCGTCAAACTCCACATCCGCGTCTATAAACATGAAGCGGTCAGCGTCCGTTTTTTGTAAAAATCGTCCGACAGATACGTTACGAGCGCGATGCACTAGACTTTCATTTTCGGTGGTATCCAACATTAATTGAATACCCTCCTTCATCAGTTCCATTTGAAGCCTAACTATACTAGAAACGTATTTTTCGAGACACAATCCTCCGTAACATGGAGTACTCAAGAATAACTTCATATACATGTATTACATTTTATCCTCTAAGTGGCGTTTTACTATAACCAAAATTTTATTAAGAGTCGGTATAGATACCGAACACTTCTCCGAAATCTCCGTTTTGGAAACCTTAGTTTGGAACACCATATATATAATAGCTGTAGCCACACTATTCGGAGACTTACTCATAAGATCAACACATTCCTCCAATTGACCACACATCTTATTACACGCATACCTTTCTTCGCGAGATACGTCAAATGAATTGAGCAATCTCTGCATGACATTAAACGGTTTGGTCACGTAATTTTTATCGGTGGATTCGTTTTGAACAGTTTCTGTAAACAATTGAGTTGTTCGACTTATATCCTTTGATTGTATACCAAACATAACCGCAATATCTTTTGTAGTCCGTGGAACTTGAGCAATTCTACACGCGTATAAAACGCAGTTAGCTTTTATACCCGATCGTACCGCACCGCGTGTAAGTTTGGATCCATTGAATTTTTTGTAGAAAGTTTTCGCATCTTTCAAAATGCTACCCGGTAGATCGCGGCAAGCTTCATCAATATCCTTATACGCATGAAACAATGACCGATCTCTGTGATTCATAGAATTATGAAAATTGATTTTAGCCATACGTTTATTTTCATACGTAGACGCGTTTTTGGTTGAAATCATAGTATTCTTCCCCCAAGACTCCGAAAATAGTTCGTGGTTCGATGTAGGGATCATACATCTAGAGGGATCGTTGACACGCCCATCATCCGAAACACCACTCGTCCATTCGGCACTTTCATCTATATAAATAGAATCCATTAAACCACACTCTGAACATACCATACCCTCTCTCGTAAGTATTTTCATTCCCTTACAACTTCCACAAAATAGATTATTAGTATTACATGACTTTAATGTTGGTTTAGATTTCAGCTGGTCTACGTGAGACCATATAGTAGTCAATGTTTCGGGGTCCATTACCGTGTATTATTAAATTTATTATAATAATTAGCGCACTTAGGTTCTTAAAAATTTATTTCATCCATCTGAAGTCTCGCGCGCTCTTCGATTCGCTCCACCATTTCCTTATAACGCCTAGATCCTGGGCTAGAAGGTTCCCATTCATTCCACGCCCTGTCGATTGTAGCGTGATCGGGGGGTAAATTCATCTCACCATCTATATCCGTATCAGAAACTATAAAAGATTCGAGATCACTGCCATCGTCTTCTGATTCATCATGTATTTCAGAATCATCATCTTCTATATCAACCTCGTCGAGTAATACGTACATGTCATCTTTTATATGACTGAAAACTGAGTCACCGAACTCATGATGTTCGAGTATACTATCTTCACGTAACAAATTCTCTTCTTCATCCAAAATATATACGGTAGCATTTTTATACACGAGTGAAGACTCTGAATAATACTTTACTATCAAATAATCTTCACGATTCTCTTCTACGTTTGCGTACAGTTCATCTTCTACATCGTCAATAACAACTAAAATTTTAATTAAATCTCCAGGCCGAATTTCAGAAAATACAATCATATCTAAAGATTTCTGACAAAAAATATTAACAGCTATTAACACACGATGGGGGTTGAAATTCTTTCGAAAGCGGACTGTAAATACTGCGATTACGCTGAAAACATGTGCAAAAATCTAAATCTTGAATACATGAGGTCATACGTTGATAAAGCCATACTAAAAGAAAGATGCGGCTCTTCTGTATCAACGTATCCACAAGTTTTTGTTAACAGTTCTCACGTAGGAGACTATTTCGCTTTCGAAGAATTCATAGAAGAAGCCGAACCAATACTCTTACCGACCATGAATAGATTCACCGTATTTCCTATAGAACATGAAAACCTATGGTCTTTGTACAAAAAGGCGCAAATGTCTAACTGGACTGCTGAAGAAGTGGATGTATCCGCTGACATGGAAGATTGGAAATCACTGAGCGAAAATGAACGACATTTTATTAAATACATTTTAGCTTTTTTTGCGGGGTCGGATGGTATTGTTTTTGAAAATTTAAATAATAATTTTGCTGATGAAGTTCAAAGTGCTGAAGCTCGCTCCTTTTATGCGTATCAGGCACATAACGAAATGGTACATGGAGAAACGTATAGTAAACTTATTGATAAATACATACGAGATGCTTCTGAAAAGAAAAAGTTATTCGAAGCTATCACGACGATACCCTCTATTAAAAACAAAGCCGACTGGGCTATGAAATGGTTCGATAACTCGAGACCGTTTTCAGAACGTCTTCTGGCGTTCGCGTGTGTTGAAGGTATATTCTTTTCCGGTAGTTTCTGTGCTATATTTTGGTTAAAAAAGCGTGGATTGTTACCCGGTCTATGTTTCAGTAATGAACTTATTAGCAGAGACGAGGGTTTACATCTAGAGTTCGCGATTGAGTTATTTAAAATGCTAAAAAATAAACCTAATCAGGATATCGTTTACGACATAGTACGTGAAGCTGTAGAAATCGAAAAATCTTTCATAATCGAAGCTTTACCATGCAGTTTAATTGGTATGAATTCCGATAAGATGTCAAACTATATTGAATATGTATCTGATCGTATGTTAAAGCAAGCGGGGTTCAATAAAATCTGGAATACTCAAAATCCCTTTGATTTTATGGAAAATATTTCCCTAGATGGTAAGACTAATTTTTTTGAAAAACGTGTAGGTGATTACGGTAAGATCGACGAAACGACCGAACTCGCTTTCGACGAAGATTTTTAAGGAGTAATGATCACCGTGCTACCGTTGGAGCAGTCGCAAGATACAGCTCCTTTACCGGAAGAACCGTTCTTGAGAGCCATGGGTAAATCCATAGACTCATTAATATCCATAGAAGAAAACGAAGCACCACTGTCGCTGAATCCGACGATATCATCGAATTTACCGGGAGTAGGGGTAGGCATATCAGCCATCCTGGGGGCAGGCGCCTTTTTCATCATAGAAGGCTTCCTAGGGGAAGGACCCATCATCATAGTAGAAGGCTTCCTAGGGGAAGGACCCCTCATCATAGGAGGAGGGCCTTCCATCATCTCGGGAGGGGGGCCTCCTCCCTCGCTGAGTTCAAAATCGTTAATGTCAATGTCCTCGACGGGAACCTTGTCGAAGTCAACATCAGCTAACTTCTTCTTAGGCATAGTGGGAGGCTTAGCCGAGGGCGCCATCTCACCTGTCATAACCTCATAACCCTCGACACGGATGTTCATGAGACCCCATGTAAGAAGCATGTATACGGTGGTATGAAGAACGAGCCCCCCGGTAGAAGGACAACCCGTGGGGCTGGATACCCACTTACCTACGATAGATCGCATAACCCTAAATGTACTGGGGTTCGCGATTATAAAAAATAATAAGGCAGCCATGATGGAAATGAGAAACTTCTTCTCCTGTTTCTTACCATCACACCCGCACCCGCAATCTTTGAATAGTCCTCCCATTTTGTGTGTTTAAAATATACGAAGAAAAAAAATGTGAAGAATCAATCTTACAAAAAGGTACTTAAAGTTTCGTCACGTACATGATATATAATAAGTACCATGTCCACCAACATTCAGCGTTACGAACAATTTGATCCCTCCTCCGTTATTCTTTCTAAGATGAAGAAGAACAAGAACGGTGGTAAAACCGTATACATTAACGCGCCAGAAAACAAGAAACTTTACCTTCAACTCCCCTTCATGCGCTCACCATTTGGCCTGAGCGCTTTCACCGACGAGGCCACCAATCGAACTTCGTATTCTCTCGATCTATCCTTTGATAAGGATAACGAAGATGCATGCGCACTTATGGAAAAGCTCACCGAGCTCGACAACAAGATCATCGCGGCAGTTGCTGATAACTCTAAGGAGTGGCTTGGAAAGCCTTATAACATCGAGGTCATCAAGGAGGCTCTGTATAAGCCACTCGTACGCCCCGGTAAGGATGACTACCCATCTACTCTCAAGCTCAAGCTTATGACCAAGCCTTCCGGTGAGTTTTTGGCCGAGGCTTATGACATGTCTCGTCAGCCTCTCGCGATTGATAGTATCGAGAAGGGTCAGCGTTGTATGTGTATCGTCGATTTCAATCAGATCTGGTTCATCGATAACAAGTTTGGTGTGAGTGTCCGTCTCTCACAGACCCTTTGTGAGCAATCCCAGAAGCTCCCCTCTTTCGCTTTCCAAGGTGTTGAGACTATGGCCCCACCCGAGAGTGAGGAGGAAGAGTGTGAGATCGATGAAGAGTAGATAGCATTTAATTTTTTAATATAAATTCAGTTTTGATATGAAGTCACCCTTCCTATGAAAATAATATTAGTTTATAACAGGTCATGAATAGAGAAATTCAAGAAGCTATTAAAAAAACTTCCTGTCAACCAAATAAAATTTTTAAACGCGTGAAAAAAATTGGTCAAGGTCAATATGGATCCGTGTATGAAGCGTGCTTAAATGATGAATGTTCAAAAAAGGTTGCGTATAAAACATCCAACAGCAACTTGAGTGGCGAACGAAATTTAGCTAAATATTTTAGAAAACTTTCGACGAGTGGTATTAAAATATACGGTTATGGGAAATGTTTAAAAAATATCAAACCCGAGTTACCGAAAGGTAAGTATTTAACTACCCGATCCGCACCAACCTCGTCCAAAGGTACAAAATCCAGTTCAAAAGCCAAAACGGGTGTAAAAAAAGGTGCAACTCAGGTTCCAACGAAGGTTATTGATCATTTATATTTAGAATTACTCGAAGGACAATCATTGGATAAATATTTGCCAAAACGTAGATTTGATGTTGGGTATGGTTCTAATCTTAAAAAAATAGTAATTCAAGTTTTGACAATATTACGCGCCGTTCACTCCAAATCTAAGTCATTCAGACACAATGATCTCCATCTGGGTAATATTTATATAACCAAAAAAGGTGAAATAAAAATAATCGATTACGGGTTATCAACGGTAAACGGGATACGTAATCCAGAAATTAATAAAGCCCCGAATGAAACGTTTAGATCCATGTACGGTATATACAGAGGAAACCATTACATGTACGACGCCCACTTTTTCTTAAACGCTTTATATAGTGCATCAGCACTCACTACACCAGGATTTAAAAGGTTTGCCGAAGATGTTCTCGGTCCTCAATATTTAGGAATGGGTGGAGGGCCGGGTTCTATGATACATCTTCATAGATTAAAGGAGGTTCCCGTGTCGTCGAGGGTGCACAACGTAAACTTATCATACGAAAAACTTTTTACACACCCGTATATTTCGGGGAGGTCTAACACTATCAAAATAATGAATTCCGTTAAAAAAAATCTTAAACCTACTTCAATATTCTCACCCAAACCTGCCAGTACCCAAACCATGTCAACAAGCAACGCGGCACAAATTTTAGCGAGGGCGCAACAGCAAAAGTCTGGTAGTAAAAAACCACCCACCGCAAGACGTCCGGCCGCGCGTAGTCAAAGAAGATAACATTTTAAAGGAATAAATATATACATTCGTATATGGACATTAAAAAAGAACTTAACGCTCGTCTTGATTTGGGTCTAGTGAGATATGGTCACGGTGTCCGAGTCGACGACGACACAACAACGTGGGGAACACCAAAGAACTCGTGGATGGAAATGGCAAAAGAAGAACTTCTAGACGCTATTATTTATGTCGTAGCGGATTATATAAGAACGTGTGGAGATCGTGGTGAGAACGATGACAACGAACTCATCATGAAATACGCGATCGATCTCAAACTCATAAAAAGTGAAAAACACCGTTTAATTCTATGGAATCTCAAGTATCTCTTAGGCGGGGATTTGCTCTAGTGTTTGTGTACATGTATTAAATGCGGTGATACACATCATAGCGATTGAAAATTGGTAGATAGCTTGTTCCCACATTCGAAGTACACAAAATGGCACTATCATGAGCCCCGCACACGTACCATGAAACACTATAACTGTTATAGATGCTGAATGTTCAGTATGTAGAGCACCCGTCGTAGATACTATCAACACAAAATTGATAATATCTATTATTCTCCCGAAAAGAGCCAAATTTATACCAGATGCAAGTACGAATATATACGCTAGAGCACGCACAACGGGATGATATTCTAGTAAAAGTCTGAAACGTGGTAGTGGTTGTATAATTTCGGGAGGTGGTTCTGGAGGCTCCGGTGATGGAACCTCTTGGTTAAATGCTATCGCCACCGAACCATCCGGATATTCAACGACCGCATGACGCGCATCATTCATATCTTTATATGGCATCTACTTTTTATATACATAATGTGCTGTAGCAATAGCTGCTAATATGATAAATATAACATATATTTCATCATGCTTTAAATCACTCTTTATCGCCCACCTCACCGTGAACATATTAGCAAAAAATATGGCAAATCCTCTTATCAGGGCTTCGTACTTCACGTTCATTTATAATATGAACATAAAAAAATATTTACATATCATAAATGAACGATAAATTAGTATTTGCTTCGCTGATAATTCTCATTATCATCATTCTTTGGAATCTCACGAGACCTCAGGGTGGTTCCCCGGCTGCCAAGGCTTCTGG